AACAAAAAGTAGTAATCACCCTCGTTGCGGGTTTAACCGCCCAATCCGATGATGGTTACAGTTCATACATGGACAGCGCAATCAACTGCCCACTCGACCCTGACAACTTCATTCCTTTTGATGATCTCCCAGAATCTTGGGCAATCGACAAGGCGAACAGTGTTGCCGAGGAAGGTGGCTGGAAAGATGCGTTGGATAAACAAATTGAAGCAGCAAAGGCCCGTCCACTGCCAGCCAAGTTTCCTTGGCAGCAAGCTGGCGAGGCTCCTGCTGAATAATAGGATACTTCGGGTGGAGTGATGATAAATGATCTGGAATGGCTAAAAGTGTTCGGGGTAAACGGGGGCGTGCTTGCCACTGTTTCTCTGTCTGACTTTGAATTGGCTCTAAAGATACTAATGCTGTTCCTCACTTGTGTGTGGACAGCGGTTAAAATTGTTAAACTACTAAAAGAAGAATGAAGGAAAAACTAAAGAGCAGGAAATTGTGGATGGCCTTGGGTGGCCTCTTAACTGTAGCCGCAACCGAATGGCTGAACCTGTCACCGGAACTGACAGAGCAAGTTGTTGGGGCTGTAATCATTATCGTACCTGCCTATATCGGAGGTCAAGGCATAGTAGACGCGATGAAGGAGTACGCCTCGGCAGGGAAGAAAAAATGATATTAGCCGCACTCAAGGGCTTGGCCGCGTTGCCGAGGTTGGTGGATGCGGTTGAGTCCTTGGGAATTGTGGCACGGGCGCAAATGGCGCAACAAAGAAAAGATGAGAAAGACAAAGCTGTTGATGACCTTATTGATGCTGCTCGCTACAAGCGGCTGCTTGAGCGTGAAGCTGAACGGGTTTCAAGAGATAGCGGAGAGGAATCCGGTGGGGCTTGAGAATGCGGTGGAGACAGATGAAGGAGCGGAATTTATTAGACAGCTTGGGAAATACATTAATCAACTTGAACAACAGATAGAGGCAGGAAAATGACTTTAACAGAACTAGCAGATCAAGTTACGACTAAATTAAGTGATACCGATTCTGCCTCGGTGACCACCTGCAAGAAGTTCATTAATAACCGCTACCGGATGCTATGGGATTCGGGGTTATGGACTAACTCATTGGGGGTTGTAACCAAGACAGTGGCAGCAGAGGACGAAACCCTTACCTTATCGGGTGATCCCACTATCTTCTATTATCCGACAAGCTCAACGGTGGCTTCCACGGCCCCCAGATTGCAGTTTGTGGTGGCTACGAAGTTCACCGAGACAGGGAAAGAGGACGGAGCGGAGGTTGTCGGTTCCAACTGGATGCAATTCTTCCAGTTAGACCCTAACATTTGGGAGAACACCAGTTCGCGCAGGGCTAACCCAACCAATTTCACTCCCCTGCCCCCTGACGCAAGCGGGTATTGCCGTATTAAACCCCTCCCCACGCCCAAGAACGCGGGAACACTGTACGCATTGGGCAAATTGAAGTTCACCGAGCTTGGTGATTCGGATTCTCCGGTGATATTAGGGTCAGACAATGTGCTTCTGGCTTATACCGAGGGGGATATGCTTGAAAGGGCGATGCAGTTCCAGAAAGCACAGGCTAAATTTACTGAAGCAACCACATTAATGCAGATTTGCAGGGACTTGGACAATGTTCAGCCAGCGAAGGTGAACCGAATCATCCCTGACGTACCGAACCACTGGCAAACCAGTGACTTTGTTAACTAATGCCTGTTCTATCCAATAACGTGCTGGATGACCCGTTGATTCTCGACGGGAACGACAGCTTTTCGGGAGGGCAGTTCAGTGCTTCGCGTGATAACTTAATGCCTCTCAATTCCTATGACATTGGGAAGAATATAGACATTGATCCGTTCGGAAATGCGGCCACCAGACGGGGTGGGTTGCTTCAAATAGCTTATCTGGTTTGGGAGGACGTAAATGCAAACTGGGAGTCGGAGGATTCCTTGTGGGAAGGGCTTGATGCCCCCGTAGTGTCATGCGCTTACTTTGACACAGGCCCGAATGAGTATGTCATAGTGGCTGACGGTGCTGGATACCTTAAAGCTATCTCTGAAAGCGGAGCACTTCTTGCGATTACGGGAGCAACCTACACCGGAAGCAGTGTCAGGTTTGCTCAAATGGGTAGCAGGATGTATTTCACTGATGAGAATGCTGCCTTGCGTTACGTTGACTCATCGTTAGCAGACCAAGCTATTGTTGCTGGTAAAGTGACAGATATTGAGATCGTGGCTCAAGGAGCAGGGTACACCTCGGCTCCGACTGTCACATTCTCAAGCGGCAGTGCTGCGGCAACGGCCAACCTTGGGTTCGGAGGTAAGGTTGCAAGTGTTACAGTCACAAATGCCGGAAGCGGGTACTCTGCAACAACCCCTCCCACTATGACTTTCGCTGCCCCGCCTTCAGGCGGAACACAGGCAACAGGAACGGTGCGTATTACTCAAACTCCCCTGAAGCCCAAACTGTTAGTTAGCCAAAAGAACAGGCTATTTGCTACGAGTGCAGACTCAAGTGTTCCGGTTGATCTAATCTATATCTCTGATGTTATAGACGGGGAATCGTGGGACTTGGCAGCTAACCAGATTGTTGTGGGTGATGACGGTGATCCGATCACGGCGATGATGCCGTGGCAGGAGAACACTCTTTTAGTATTCAAAGAGAGGAGCATTTACTCTGTTAACACTGACCCGCTGAAAGAACCTTTTGAGTGGGAGATTAAACTTATCAATAACCGGACGGGTTGTGTGGCTGATAAGACTGTTCAGCAGGTTGGTGCTGATGTGTTTTTCCTAACCAGACAGGGCGTGCAGTCGATACAGACCATTCAGGCTGGCACAAGGACTGATGTTTCCCAGCCTATAAGCACACCCATAGACGAGTATATGGAGAGGATAAACAAGGATGCCCTTGGAACCTGTTGCTCTGTCTACTGGAGGAACAGGTACTTCCTCGCTGCTCCTCTTGATTCAGCCACCACGCCTGACACTGTTTTCGTTTACAACAAGCAAGCTGAAGCATGGTGCGGATTCTGGACAGGATGGGAACCAAGAACATTTGTTATCAGTGCGTTTGAGGGCAAACTGAAGATGAACTGGGGAGATCAGCAGGGTTACTTCTTTACTTGGGGAGATTCCGTTGCTGAAGCAAGCACTACTGCCGCAGACTACAAGGATGCTGGAGAGGATTACGAGAGCTACATTATCACAAGGGCTTATCGGTACGGAGAGACTTGGGGTGATAAAATTGGTTATTCTGTCCAGTTTAATCTGGAAAACAATCACTCAACCGATGTCACGGGCAATCTTTACTACTACAAGGATTTATCGGACTCCGCACAAACACTGGCAACAAGCGTAACGCTTCCCTCAAATACAGGACTCATCCGGAAAGGTTACAATCTTATTTCAAAAGGTAGATTTAATCAGTTGCAGTTTAAGATTCAGGCAGACGGAGGAAGGCTTGCCCTGCAATCAGTTCAGACAAGTGCCTTTGGCCAACCTATTGACCCACAACGATGACTACCTTGGATATAATGACATTAACGGTGGGACTCTTCTGCCATAGGCATCTTGGTCATTGCCGTAAGTGGGATAAGGCACTCATGTTGAAATGGGTGCAGTGGTTCATCGTCAAAAAGAGGTACTGGACAGTAGTTCGGGACGGCAGAATTGCAGGGGCGGTTTTACTTCGGTTTGTAGACAATGAAGAGGACTGCAAGACTGACTACAGGGACACAGGCGGAAGGCTTTGCTTTGTTGATGCTGCGGTGGCGCGAGGAGACGGGGTATTGAAGGAACTCTATACAAAAATGTTTAATGATATGGGGCATCAAGCAGACACAATGGCTTGGGTAAGACCAAAGCATAACGACAGAATAGTTTGTGTTCCGATGGAACGCGCAAGGAGAAGATTAATAAAGGGATAATATTATGGGTAAATCGTCACCACCTCCACCACCTACACCGCCAACCGCATCGGAGATTTCCGCCGCGAACATAGAATCAGCGAAGGGTCTGAAGAGGCTTGAACGTGCCATGCAGTTTGGTGAAGAACTCACCAAGGAGGGCTATGTGCGGCAACAGTTGGATGTGCCGGAAGGTGCAGAACCCGTTTACGATTACCAAGATGTGCGCAGCTCGATGCCCGAATTCATCGTTGATGCGAGTGAAAATGCTCCAAGGTTAAAGATTGGAGATGGTGGTAAAATTATTGGTCAGTGGCCCAACATAGATAACCCCGATGCGGAGGGGGCTTACATGGGAATGAACTGGTGGGAAGCCCAAGCCCAAGCCCAAGAAGATGGTAACGATGATTGGACAGGGACACACGCAGAGTCCGGTCAGCAGTACGGAACCACGCAAGTCCGAACTCTTGCTGGGTATGACGTTCCCGATGGTGAAGGCGGTTCAGAGTATCAAGAGGCCAACGCTTATTTCAAAATCAATGATGACGGTACTCGCACGCAGGTAAACCGTGATGAAGCTATTGATGCTGATTTCACAGGGATGGGCGACACTGATCTTGCCCGAAAGAAATGGGAGTTTGAGCAGGAAACATCTCCGGAACGAGCGCAGTTCATGCTCGACCTTGCCGAGCAGTACGGCCCCGAATTTGTAGATCAAGCAAAGGATTTAATTGAAAGGAGCGATCCCACTGGATTTGCTGCAAGAGAGTTGCTTGGCGAGCTTACGCAGGGTTACACTCCGGACGAACTCCCTGCTGCTCCTACTCTGGATGAGATGGGTGAGTATGCCGCCAAGGAGCAGGTTGGAGATCGCCCCACTCTTGGTGAGGTAACTGAATCTCCTCTATACGATAGAGCGGGAGATATGGATGCTTTGGGGAGAATTACAGAAACCCCAACCTACCTTGAATCCGGATATGGGCCGGATCACGAAAGAGCTGGAGAGATGGATGCGCTCGCAAGGCAGGGAGCCTTTGGGGGATATGAACGGCAAGCAGATATGGAAGCTCTCGCAAGAGCTGGCGATATGGACGCTCTCGCAAGGCTTGAGTCTTTTGGGGGCTTGGAAAGAGCTGGGGAGATGTCTGACCTAGAACGTGCTTCAGCGATGGAAGGTCTTGGTAGGCTCGGAGAATTTGGAGGTTACGAGAGAGCCGAAGACATGAGCGCACTTGAAAGAGCTGCAGCAATGGAAGGACTCGGAAGGCTTGGGGAATTTGGAGGGTACGAGCGAGCTGGAGAGATGGGCGCACTGGAGCGTGCTGGAGAGATGGGAGCGTTATCTCGGTTGGGAGCTGCGCCCACCATGCGTGAGCTTGGAGCTGGGCCAGCATTTGAGAGAGCTACTGCAATGGACGCACTGGAAAGGTCTGAAGCTGCACCCCTTCTGGAGAGGCTCGATGATATACCGGAGATTGGACTCGACCCCACTTCACTAGCTGGACGTAGATTTACAGAGCAACAGTTATTGGATCGCGCACAATCCGGACGGTCAGGAAGATTAATAGCTGAAGAAGCCAGAAGGGTTATGCGAGGCAGAGCGGCTGCAACTGGAAACGTCTTTGGAGGCGGAGCGGTTATTGAGGAGTCGAGGGCAGTGCGGCAAGCGGAGGACGCAGGGCAACGACAAGCCTTGTCGGACTTGATTGGGTTCCTTTCCTCCGGCCAAACTGCCGGAGACTATGAATCCCGATTAGCCCAGCAGAATCTAGCCAACCGTCTAACGGGCATCCAGCAGAGAACTGGAGCAACTCAAGCAGAGTTCGGAATGGGCCAGCAGGTTCTAGGACAACGCAATGTTGCAGCCTTGCAGGAACGCGCCGATGCGTTGGCAGCACTGGGGCAGCGCAACCAAGCGGAGCAAGCCGAGTACGACAACTTAACTAGAGAGATCAGTCAGATCAATCAAGCGCGACAAGCTGGGTATGGGATGGAAGGCGCACGGGTAGGCAGTGAACGATCTGCTGAACTGGCAGAACGAGCCGACCAACTCGGAGCCATCGGTCAGCGGAACGTAGCCCAAGAGAGGGAGTATCAAGCAGCCCTTTCGGCAATGCAGCAGAGGAACATCGCTGGCGGCGGCGAGTATGGCTTTGAAGCTCAACGACAAGCCCAGCAGAACCAAGCCGCCCTGCAAGAGCGAGCTGATGCTTTGGGAGCAATCGGTCAGCGGAATGTTGCTCAAGAGCGTGAGTATCAAGCTGCACTTTCAGCCATGCAACAGCGCAATCTCGCCGGAGGAGGAGAGTACGGCTTTGAGGCTCAAAGGATGGCGCAGATGAATCAAGCTGCGTTGCAGGAACGCGCTGACGCATTAGGTGCTGTTGGGCAAAGGAATCAAGCGGAGGAGCGTGAGTATCAATCCACCCTCCAAGCCCTCCAACAGAGGAATCTTGCAGGGACAACCGAGTACAGTCTTGAAGCGCAACAGGTTGCGCAGATGAATGACGCTTCCTTGAGAGAGAGAGCAGACGCACTCGCGTCTCTCGCTCAACGGAATACAGCGCAGGAGCGGGACTTTCAAGCTGCGGTGCAAGCATTGCAACAAAGGAACCTTGCGGAAGAAGGCGAGTACAATCTTGAAGCGCAGCAGTTGGCTCAAGCCAACCAATCACAGTTGCAGGAAAGAGCCGATCAGTTGGGGGCTTTAGGGCAGAGAAACGAAGCTGAACAGGCCGAGTTTGCCAACCTCCAAGCCACCCTCGCTCAAGTAAACCAAGCGCGGGGAGCGCAGTTTGCGACAGATACCCAACAGCAGGAATTTAATACACAGCAACAGATTCGCGAGAGAGCCGATGCGTTGGGTGCTTTAGCTCAACGTAACCAAGCACAAGAGCAGGAGTATCAAGGACTCTTGCAGGGGCTATCCCAGCAGCAAGGAGCGAGAACCGCAGGGTTTGCGATGGACGTTCAAGGGGCTGACCAGCGCAACCAAGCAACACAAGCTGACTTCGCCAACCAACAAGCTGCGATAGCGCAGACAAACCAAGCGAGGCAGCAGTCATTCAGCAACGCGATGCAGCGCACAATGACGCAGCAGCAAATGCAGCAGCAGCAGATGGCTAACCTTCAGAGCTTTAGCGGGTTATCTCCTATCAGCGGTCAGTTTGGAAATCTAGCTGGAGCGCAACAAGCTGCGTTCGCTAACTTTAGTCCTGTGCAATATCAGCCTACAAATACGGCGGCTTTATTGCAGAATCAACAGAACTTGCAGGGTAGCATCTTTGGCACTCAAGCTAACATTTGGGGTCAACAAGCACAGGCAGCAATGCAACCGAGTGGGTTTGGGCAGATATTAGGAACAGTCGGAGGAGCGTTCGCCGGAGGGGTTGGAGAGGCGTATGGAGCAAAATGGGCTGGCTAGATAGATTAACAGTGAAATACAGGAGAAATAATTATGGCTGATTTTTGGGGAGGAGTAGGAAAAGGGTTCGCCCACGGATTTGAAAAGTCTTATGATTCGGCTGCTAGACGGCGTGAACGCAAGGATGAGCGTGATGATCGGTTAACCGACCTTAAAGAAGCCGCTATTAATACAGCCATTGCGGATTACATCAAGGCGGGGGG